GGTAAATATGAATATATACCCGACATGGTAACAGACAGCATAATTAGAACTCAAAGCACTGGTAGTAAATACTTCCCACAAGGAAGAAAAGCTGTAAAAGTAGTATATACTGCAGGATACAGCGCAACACCTGCAGACTTAAAATTGGCACTATATGATTTAATCAAATATTACCTAAAAGACGAAAGAAAAGAAAGAATGCAAGTAGCAGGAGCTATGGTTGAGAACCCAGTCAGTTCTAGTATAGCAGGCAACGCGGGGTTTCCAGATCATATTAAGAGAATACTTGATATGTACAAAATATTAAAATAAATGTCTGACGGAAGAATACTTGAAGCCATCGAAAAGTTGATGACTGATTATGAAGATAAAGAGATACGAGACGCTGAAAAGGTTAGTAAGATACATAGAGTAACCTTTACTACTCACGAAACTACAGCAGGTTTTTTAAATGGTACTTTTGGAGCATTAGAGAAAATATTTAAAAACGATCCCTTGTATAAACAGGCTTTTAGCACTTATAATAGTAAACAAATATGGAGTGCAATATTAAGAAGTATCTTCCATGAATTTACAAAAGGTGGTAATCTAGGTACAACAGGATTAACTCTAGTGACAGACTCCCCAATAAAAGACTTTAGTACTTTTAAAGGGGCAGCTAAATCACAAGTATATGTTATACCAAATTCTTCTGCAGAAAGGTTTACAATAGAAATAAGACTACCTAGTCCTGGTAGAACCATTAGTACTTTTTGTTCAGCTTTTAGAAAACATGCATGGAAAAAGTGGTGTGATGGAGCCAAAGCGCATTTAAGAAGCGCTGGATTTAATGCAGCAGATCAGACAGCAATGGACACTCCAGAGGCACATGAACAGATAAGTTATAAAACTAACTATGCTCATGATCCAGATAGTACTATAGGACTCGCTAGAATAGATATACTTCTTGAGGAAATGAAAGATAATATGGATATAGAGCTGGAAATGATGTTTTTCCAAGAAACAATAGATCTACCTAGCGAAATTTTAAGACTAGCAAGAATTGGTGTAAAAGCAACACCACACTACGAAAACGGAATACTAGTAGGAGAAACAAGAATTGTTACTGGTGTAATGAAACAACAGTTTAAGAAAGAGACTTCAGACTTTCAACAAATTAGGAAAAGAACACTTGATTCGTTACCAGCATATTTTAAAAAGCATAAAAAAGCTATAGAATTTACAGACCCAGAAACAGGTTTGGATTCAAAAGGAAGCAGAACCTACAGACAAGATGCAGCAGCTTCAAACGCAAGACGCACTCCAGACCAGATTAAAAAGTCATTTAGAAAAGCTGGAATTAAAGGAAAAATGACAGTTACTAAAGTACCTTTGCGAAAAAGAAAAGAAAGAGATGTAGAATATATTCATCGACCTAAAAATAGAGGTTCAGTTAAGAAAGGTTCAATGAAATTATCTGCAGCAATCTGGGAAATAAAACCAGAAAAAGAAAAAGGAACAGGCAATAAGCTATCAGAACTACAAAGATTAAAAAAACAAATAAATAAAAGACTTCCAGCAGAAGTCAGACGAAACATGGGAAGACCAGCATTAATAAATCAGACTGGCAGATTCTCAAACAGTACTCAATTACTAAGTTTGAGAGAAACAGCAGGAGGGATAAGTGGAGAATATACATATCAACGAAACCCTTACGAAACATTTGAGAATACAGGAAGTAGAAAGTGGCCAGTTGGTTACAATCCAAAGCCTCTAATCGCAAAAAGTATAAGGCAATTAGCTTTACAATATACAGAACAAAAGTTAACAAGCCTTAGGAGAACATAATGGCATCTATATATAGAACAGCAAGAAAGAAAATAGTGGATGCCTTAGTAAAACAAATTAAAGGAATTGATGGGCAATACCCAAACAATTCAAATGTATTTAATAACGTTCATGGGCATATGGTATTTTTGGATCAAATCCAAGAGTACCCTAAAGTTTGTATAGTAGCAGGAGACGAAACTAGACAGTATCAGCCCAATGAATTTAAGTGGAGATTTTTAGGTTTAGACATAAGAGTTTATGTTGAAGACCAAGAAGATTCACAGGAAGTCTTAGCACTTTTAATGGAAGACATTGAAAGAGTACTAGACGATAATGATGTTTTGACTTATGATGATACCGTAAGCCCAAACTTAAAAACGACTTCCTTAACATTACAAACCCTATCAACCGATGAAGGAGTATTAGCTCCTTTAGCAATCGGAGAAATAGGAGTAGTGTGTAGGTATTAATCGAAATTACATAATAGATAAACATCTAGTAATGTACTTTCAAAGAAAATAATAGGAGAAAGCAATGGCTTTAAATCTATCAAGAAATACTAAAGTATATGTAAGCTCTGTAAATGGAGTAGGTGCAACTGGCGGAGTGAAAACTTGCCATGTATCCACTGCTGGAACAGGCTATGCTGTAGGTGACATCGTAACACTAGGAACAACTAGTGGTAGTGGTGATGACTTTAAGTGTATCATAGCATCTATTACTGGTGGCGGTTCAACTGGCCCAGTAGGAAGTATCTATGTCCCAAATAACTTTAGAGGTAGCGCATTCGCAGTAGACGAAACAGCAACCGAAACAGCCGTAGAAAACTATGCTGGAACAAATAATTCTGGTGCTTCAGGACTAATAGTAACTGTTGATTCTATCGCAGGAACAACAACTACCGATGGTACAAGAACAGGAACAGGTACTTTCAAAGGAAATGAAGTAGATGCAAACACTTTCAGAGTGGGTGTATTAGACGGATATAGTTTCTCTCAAGGAAGTGATTCAAGTGATGTAACTATTTCAGAAGCTGGTGCAGCGCCAAACAGGGGTTCAAAAAGATTCAATGACTCTTTACCACCTGCAGAATGGTCATTTGGTACTTATGTACGACCATTTGTTCACGGAACTAACAGTTTTAGAACTGCATTAGATCACGATTGTGTAGAAAATATATTGTGGGCTGCTTTGTCAGGTACTGCTCTACCTTCCGACTCTTCTGGGTCAGGAAAAGGTGTAGTTGTAGGTACTACTGCTCAAAACGGTTCTCAAGTAACTTTTGGACAATCAGATGTTCACGAACTTATGAAACTTAGCTTGTATTTCGCACTAGAAAATACAACATACAGGTTAAACGATGCTCAAATTAACCAAGCCGAAGTTGATTTTTCAATTGACGGCATAGCATCAGTAACTTGGTCTGGAAACGCAACAACAATCGACCAAGTAGAAGAAGCAATAGAAGATCCTTCTAAGTATATCATTCAGACTACTTCAGAAGCAACTCCAACAAGTGGTAATACAGACACTTATACAGAAACATATAACTTTGTAGATACTACTGGCCCCTCAGATGCTGATTATTTAAGAAATAAATTATCAACATTATACCTAGATGCAGATGCACAGGGTGGTGGCGCAGCTTCTAACGGATTAGATGACAGAACTTATGATATTAATATCACAGGTGGTACTCTAACCTTTGCAAACAACGTTACTTATGTAACACCAGAAACAATTGGTATTGCGGATAAACCGATCGGTTCTTTCACAGGTGCTAGATTAATTAGTGGTTCTTTAACCATGTATCTAGATACTAAATCAAATGGTTCAAACCAACTTTTAACAGACTTAGCCGGTGCAACTGACCTTGTAACAAACTCTTTTGACATGAGATTGTTCATGGGTGTAGCCGGTACTGTTGCATCAGATGGTGACGCTATGGATAGTGGAGACTTCTCCGCACCAGGTGTTGAATTTAATATGCCAAGAGCTCAGTTGTCAATACCGACAATTGAAGTTGGCGACCTAGTTTCTACTTCAGTAGAATTTGCAGCTCATGGCTCAGATCTACTAACAGGAGATGAAATTACAGTCAAATACTTAGGATCTACTTCGCATACTCAATCAGGATATGCTTCTACAGGTGCTCGCGCCCTAGACAGTGCCTAAGTCTAATGTCATATAGTTTTCTCAAGGAGAGTAAGCTATACCTCGTATATGGAGGAAACAAGTATAGAATATATACTACTTCCTCCATTACGTTTTCCCAAACATTTGCGGAAGATTCGTACCCAGTAAAGACTTTGCACGATCAATCAAAAATGTTTGAAGGCTCAACGATTACAAAAGCTAACCCAGCTAATTTTTCGTTTGAAGTTCCTTTAACAGCAGAAAAAGATGAAAGCATAGTAATAACTTTATTAAGTGACCTAACTGATGCTCAGTTAAAATCATTTGATATATATGTACAAACAGGAAGTAGTACATTTAAAATAGAAAACGCAGTAATTACTAAAGCCGATTTTGCTTTTGCTACAAGAGACCAATTCTTAGTAGCAATAAGCGGACAAGGAACTAAATTAACAAGAGCCGGTAACGAAAGTTACACCATTCCTGGAAGCCTTCAATCTGAATCTTCCACAAGAACGCCTCAAACAATTTATCCAGTGGTAACAATTGACAGCTTAGATATGAGCTCAATTCTCAGTGCGAACGTAAGTATAAGTACAGAGATTAGTTGGACAAAATATGACAATCTTCACGATAGTCTATCTGTAACCAACTCAAGTAATGCAATGTTTCCAAGTACTTACACAATAGGTAAGCGTATAGCATCGGGAGCTATAACGCAGTACCAAAACGATAATAATATAACACAATTTGATGACTTTAATACTAGTAGCAATTTGACTTTAAAAGCAGTAGAAACAGGAAAAGCAAGTAGTGATAGTGGATTCTTTCAATTACAATTAAATCCAGTATCATATACAGCAAGAGTGAATGTAGCAGATGTTTACACTCAATCTTATGACTTTACTTCTACAGACAATACAGCTATCAGTACGCGCATCACTCAATATTCATAGGAGAATATAAAACATGGAATTAAAAAGCTTATTAGTGGATACTAAAACCACTTGGGTTGAGTTTCCAGGACTATCTGACTTTGAAGTCGAACTAGCAAACTTATCCCGAAAAGAACTCGTAGCATTACGAAAAAAATGCACAAATAATAAATTCAATCGTAAAACAAGAGGTTTTGAAGAAACTCTTGATGACGATAAATTCGTAAAAGAATTTACAGCAGCAACTGTAAAAAACTGGAAAGGACTTAAATTAAAATATTTAGAAGATTTACTACTTGTTGATTTAAAAGGTCAAGATGTAAATCAAGAGTTAAATTATTCAGACGAAAATGCTGAATCTCTTGTAGAAAACTCATCAGAGTTTGATAACTGGCTCAATGAGGTAGTCTTCGATTTAGAAAACTTTCGTAGCGGAAGCAAAGACGAAAATACTGGACCGACTGAAGAACTATCTTAAACACGATGCTATAGGCATGACTAAGGATCAATACCTTAGAATGTGTGAACAGACTGGGGAAGAAATAGATTGGGAGAGATGCCCTGCAGAAATCGAAGATTTTCCTGCTAGTATACATACAGCTATGAATATATACAATTCTTGTGGTAACAGAATGGCTTCAGATATTGGATATATGGGTAAAGATTTTACGAATTTAGAATTGCTACTTGATATGTATAATGTTAACACAGGTATAGAAAGAGAGTGGCAAATAGAATTACTACTATTCCTCGATGGAGAAACCATCAAAGATTCTCAGCAAAAAATGAAAGCTGAGTACGATA